TCGAATCATGGACCAACATCACGTTTTTGAAACGGCGATGGATTTGGTCCGAGGAGGCGAATGAGTACTTCGCTCCCCTTGACTTGGAAGTCTTCGGTAAGATGGTTTGCCTAGCGCGTGCTAGCAAACACGTCAATGCACACGAGTCTGCGGCCGCGTGTCTCACCGCTTTCGTCTACGAGCATTTTCACCATGGCCGTGTGGCTTATGACAAAGCACGCGCGGCCGCCTCCGAGTGTGTTAAAGCCTTTGAATTACCTCCAGTAGAGTACCCGTCGTTTGACGAGCGTCTTGTCCGGTTCGCTACCACGTCTGCTACGTTGTATCACTACACCGCGGCTGATTTTGCATCGTACCTTGTACCTCACACCAAGATTCCTTTTGTCGGCGACGTCCAGTTCACAACGGACGGTTTCGATATGGAAGACCTTGGCATCTAAGCTGGTCGGCTTTCCGACCAGGGGTGACGCACCCCGCGTGAGCGAAAACACGTCACTGCTGTACGTTATACGACGTGAATATAGTTCTATTTCACGGACGTTTCGTGCAGCAGCTTACTGGCCTTAGTTGGCCGACTTTAGAACGAACAGTCGTCTCGCTTAATAAGTGTAGGCGGACGACTCAACCCCACTTGCTACAACCGATAACAATTACAACACTGGCCAGCTGGTAGATTTTCTCACAGCTGCGCCCGGAGAGGCGTCCGACTTTACGTCAGACGTTGATCCCACTCAGTATGCTAATTCTGAGCAACACGCACCATTCGAGAAGTGGATGGATCGGTTTGTTCGGATAGCAGACGTGCCTTGGACGGAAGGTACGTACCTCACTCGTACTTTTTCTCCTTTTTCCGCTTACTTAACTCACCCCACGGTGGTTAAGAAGTTGGAAGGCTTTTCACGTTTTCATATGAAAGGCTTGGAGTTGAAGTTTCTACTAAATGGTGCCCCAACCCAATACGGCTCCGTTCTTGTCTCGTATCGCCCTCTCCCTGGTTTTGCTGGGGGGGAGATTGATCAGACTGCGGGTTCGCTGCCGTATTTTATCGCGCGCACCTGCTATCCTCACACTTATTTGAGTGTCGCCACATCCGCTGGTGCCACGATGAAGATACCTTTCGTCTGTCCGAAGAACTGTATTTCGACAACTGGCCTTATTGCCACCGAATCTGCGGCGCTTGGCACGATCGCGCTCGATTCGATTGGGGCTTTGAACACTGCCGGCACACCGTCAGTGAATCCCATCGTCGTTACGGTATACGCCCGGCCCATCGATTTGTTTATGTGGGGTCCTACCACATACACTGTTCAGTCTGATGAGTATGGTGTCACGCCTGTTTCGACGATGGCGTCTGTGGTTGCATCTGCCGCCGGGATCTTGTCTAGTGTACCGACTATACGTCCTTACATGTTGGCGACACAAATGGCTGCAGGCGCTATGTCGAGCATTGCGCGTTTGTTTGGTTATTCTAACCCACCTGTCATCGAGCCTGTGCACGTGTTCATGAACCGACCTACGTACGGTTTGTCATCGCCAGAAATCCCTATTCAAATGGATAAACTGGCTTTAGACCCTAAGAACGAACTTACTGTTGACCCTCGAACAGTTGGTGCTCCGGTCGAGGATGGCATGCTTATGTCAACGATGATGGACCGTGATGTGTACATCGCGGCAGGTCATTGGTATGGCACAGACATTATTGATACTGGGCTGTTTGGTATGCATGTCACACCCGAATATGCCCACGTGGCCGATGCCCCGAGTTCGGCGTTGACCATCGCGTACGGTGCCAATAAAGTACAGATGACACCTGCTTGTCATTTGGCACAGATGTTCAAGTATTGGCGTGGCCCCATTCATTTCACGTTCACCGCTATCGCTTCCCAATTTCATCGGGGGCGCTACGTGATCGAGTATGAACCCGCGGGTCGTACAACGGCTGACGGACAAGGTTTGATCCGTCAGTGGGTGGTTGATATTAAAGAATCGCCCACTTTCAAAGTGACGATTGACATGTGCACTGACGTGAGTTGGTTGCCCACTCAACGCGCCGTTTTCACGAAATCACCCGCGGACAATGAATACGTCCAACCACGTGCCTTGGAACCTGCGAATGTAATGGAAGCGAATGGCACCTTGCGTGTCCGTGTCTTGAACGATCTCACATCCAGCGCTGCCGTGGCGGACATTGTTATTTTCGTTCGCGTGAACTGCAAGGATGTGGAGTTCGCATGCCCACTTGATGTGCCTGGTTGGCCAACCACGCACATTACTCAGTGCGATGTTGGTGACCTTGCAGCCACCACCATGGAAGCCACTGTCGCCGATGAAAGTGTCGAGACGCGCACCACACCACACGACTCAGTAATTTATCACGGAGAAGTGGTGAAGTCTGTTCGAACGTTATTGCAACGGGCGACGTTCTTCAGGTCACTGGATTTGTACCCGTACCAACCTCCTGCGTCGACGGCGAACGACCACATCGCACGTGGTTACAGTTGGCACCCTGGGACTACGAAGTGGAACAAGCTCAAGGTCAAATGGCTGTTCTCGCGGATTGGGTCACAAGTGGGGAGTTTACTCACTGTGCCGGGTCTTGCTGCGTGGTCGCTCGCGGTGGGAGGTACCACACTGTTCCCATACGTTTACGGCAAACCCACGAACATTGCGTATCTGTCGCCGTGTTATGTTGGTTATCGCGGTGGCGTGTCTTATCGCATTTTCGTTGATTCTAACGCCCCGAGTGGGCAGTTGATCACCGCTCAAAGCGTGTCAATTGAACGTTCACAGTTTCAAAGGCCCGCTTTTTCGGCGCAGCAAGGCGCGTTTGGCACTGCGTTTGGCCACACGTCCGTCGAAAGCAATGATGTTGCTGGCCAGCAATATCTGGCAAACACTAATTCCGGTGCTTCCGGAATTGGACTTACTAACGACGTCCGCTATCTCGATGCGGTCGTCCCCCATTACTCTCGCTACCGAATGCTACCTGGTCTTCCCGCTGCGCAACAGTCGTTGTTCACCGGTTTGGATCCCGTACCTTTCGTAGATGAGACCGACAATGTGGAGGTGACCGCTACCTTTGAGGCACCTGCACTGACCACCATACCAACACTGGAACAATGGATGGGCGCGCCTAAACTGCATCTTTATCAGCAGGCAGGCGTGGATTTCACTCTCCTATTTTATCTTGCTCCACCTACAATGTACTCGCT